ACGTATTGTGTGATAAAATAGACTAGGAGAACCTATGTCTAACCCATCAAATCTTTATGCAGAAAAAATTTTTTCAGAGCATCCAGTAGCATTGTGGGCATTAGACGATAAATCAGACTATGTAATGCTGTTAGATAATACAGATAAAGATATTAGTCTTTGGGATATAACTAATGGCACTATTTCAGAAGAAACTAGTTTGCCATCTCAGCCATTTACTTCTGAATCACTCTATAAAATGGTTGGTGTACCATCAACAACATTAGATAAAGTTGCTACGTTAACTAGCAACAATGTTATAAATTTTTTAGATTTTAATTCAGACTTAGACACTTTTGTTTTATCTTGTTATTTTTATTCAAACAGTTTACACTTAAAATCTGTGGCAATAGGATTTAAATATACAGATGTAAACACTAGCGAGTCTGTAGAAGTTTTAAAAAACGTACCAATATCAGTAAGTGGAAAATGGTTTTTACTATCAGAAACATTTAACAAAATCAATCAAAATACAACAATGCAGATAGTTATTAAAATAGGATATTCAGCAAGTTTAAACAGTAGCGAAGAATACGAGTTTTTACTTAATGGATTATCCTTGGGTCAATGGTCTGAAGAGTTTAATAATTACTCTATGGGTTCAAATGTAATATCTATACCATCTGATATATCAATAGAGTCATCACAAGGCATTGTGGCAAAATCATATGGATCTGATACAAATTATGGATATTATTTAGTAAACAATAACAAGATTTATGCACAAAATTTTGGAGTGCCTATGGTTTATGGTGCTTCAAATGTTACTAAAATATATCCTAATATAAATGAAGACGAAACAGCAAAGCCATCTATAATTTTTCCAGGTTTTGGATTCTTAAACGAATCTGGTAGATATAGTACATATACCGTAGAAATGTGGTTAAGGTTTGGAGTTGACACCTTAGAGAGTAAAAGGATATTTGGACCAATTAACTCTAATGATGGTTTGTACGTTGATGATTGCTTTTTAACATTAGTTATTGGAAATCAATTTAAATCAACATATGTTGGTGAATGGGCAAGACCAATGTTAGTTCAAATAGTTTATTCTGAAAGTAAAGTGTTTTTATTTTTAAATGGCGAAAAGGTTATTGATATTGACATAGATAATTTAACAATAGAGTTGTCATCTAAATTAGATGAGTCTGATAAAGATCAAGATTGGCTAGGATTTTATTGTTATGCGAATATATATCCATTTGAATTAGATTGTTTTGCAATCTATCCATACGTTGTTCCAGAAATAATTGCAAAAAAAAGATGGGTATATGGACAAGCAGTTAAATCTCTTGAGTCAGTGGATTCTGCATATAGTGGCAAGTCAGCATTTATAGATTATTCATTTTCTAATTATGGAACAAACTACGACTATCCCAATATTGGAAAATGGCAACAGGGAAAGATGGATAACCTAAATGTAACAAATAGTTATTTAAGTAATCCAGATTACAGTTTGCCCAATATAGGTGTTGAAAACATTGATGATTGGTATGACGAATTGTATGCTCTACAAAATGAAGACTTTCCATTTGTAACTTTTGCAGATCAAAACGGTTCTTTTGTATTTGAAAATCTTAATATTTTAAACGATGACATTAAATCTTTTCATGGAATATTTAAAACAGACTCTTTATTAAACTCAACACTTGTTATGATTAAGAATAAAAATAACTCAGATTTCTTTAAAATATATACAACAGATAGTGGAGATATATTTTATAAAATTAATGTGTCTGGAACAGAAACAACTTTGCATCAAAGCGAATATATAGTAGATCAGTACTTAGAAATTGGTGTTGATTTAGAAAAGATGACATCGTACTTTGGAAAAGATGTTTCCACCTTCTTTGGCAACAAAAATGTTTTAAAGTTAATACTGTTAAATAATGAAAATAATGATTCTTGCTTTAATAAAAAAATGTATAGATTTGGATTTTCAACAAAAAATAATCATAAAATATTTGCTATGCACTTTGAAAATAATGGAATACTTGAAGATAACGCTAATATTCATAGTCATATGTTATATGATTTAGCAAGTTATACTTTAAGTCCAACAGTTAGGTACAATAAGTATTATTTAGACGTGGGTATTTCTGGATACTGGGAAGACTATGTTCCACTAAAATATTTTGCAAAATACACAACAAACTCGTCTGGTAAAAAAGAGTATGGTTTAGATTATATTCAATATAACATCAATTTTCCTTCACCTTCTATTTTTAAAGCAGTAGAAGACGCTGGTGGATGGAAATACGGTCAGTTAGATGAAAAATTTGCACTTCCTATACAGCAAACATACGAAGTTTTAGATAACTCTCTTTTTACAGGGTATAATAATTATGATGATTTACAATATAACAGATCAGATCTAAGTTATGAGTATGACTCTACAAACTCATTAGTAAAATCACATGTATCTTTTCAGTTTATAAATACAGGAATAAATAAAAAGTTTGAATCCTTTACAAAAATTGCACCAGCATTAAAAAGCGGAATCTTAAATCTTGATAACTATCCAGATTGGCAAAACACTATATTCTTAGTAGAAAACGACACCATTATTTACCCACCATCATCTGTAGATTTTGAAGATTTGGCTATATCCGTACATTTAAATTTTAATGTAAAGTCAACTGTCAATAGAAAAATAAAAATTAAAAATCTAGAATTATCATCTAGATCTTTAAATCAAAACTCTTCTACACCCATTAATACAAAGTCTGGTAGCAAATTATATCCATATATTAAAAATGGAATATATGATGATTATGCTGGTAAAAATCCAATTAGCATTTATAAAAAATCTAATCCATACCTACATCTAACAAGGTATTCTGGAATAAAATTAAAGGGAGACTTTAACTCTTATCAAAATAGAGGTATCAGTATGCCAATAAATGAAAACAAAGACGCTAAATTTTCTGTATCTACTATTCAGATTGCAATTAAAAATGATAATAATGATTTTACTTACACTCCAACTCAAATATTTCAAGTAAATACAGTTAATTCGTCTATTATTTTTTACATGGTTGCAAATGGCAACTCTGGACAAAGAGCAAAAATATACGCAATAGATTCAAAAACTGGTCAACTACAAAACGGCATATCTTATTATTTAAATGGTGTTTTGGTAGCAAATCCTGTAATTGATAACAAAAACTGGTATTTTTTAAGCATATCTTTTGCTAACGCCTTAACGTTTAATTCTTTTATTGGATCCATAAATTTAAATGGTCCATTAATTTATAACCATATATCATATTATAGGTTAACTGGTTTACAACAAAAACAATCTTCTATCACTAGAGTTTGGGATGAGGTAAAACAGCAATACGTCCTTGGAGCAGAAGATCCATTTGACTTTGACTGGGATTTTTGGAATCAAGGATATTTGTGGTTTGGTGTATTGATTAAGACATCTTCTTCAGATTTTGGAGATACTTCTTCAAATATTTACAGAACATACATGGGAACTAACAAAATTATTGTTGGAAATGATGGAGAAAGACAGTTGTTGACACAAAGTTACGATAATCCTATTCATATTGGTTCCTCGTGGCAACAATATATCCTCAATCCAACATAATATGGTATACTAATGGTTATGAATAATCAAAATCCAAACAAAAAAAGAAAACCTCGTATGAAAGGCCAAATTGGCGACTCTAAAATAACCTTTATTGAAAAAAACTATGATTGGGGCGTTTATGTTTGGAAAAGAGCCAATGGTAAGTGGTTCACTGATGGAGAGGGTAATATTTTAAATATACCAGCCGTAAAACACGATATTGCCGCTTTAGCCGAAATAAAAAAGACAGCAGCATATTATGGAGAACCAGATGGAGAGGCTGTATTTTTTCCAGGTATGGGAAGAGTATCAGACGAAGAGTATTCTGAACAAGTAGATAGAATGAAAGCAGGACTAATCCCTAACCTTAACGATCTTGGTGCAGTAGCAGCAGCCAAAGCAACAATTGCAAAATATGGCGATGAAGAATAATGAGTGAAGAATTTAACTATGTTATTGGTGCTAGGATAGACGAAAACGAACAAGCAGTTAATGCATTTGCTAGTTCAGACCCATTTAGCAAAAACTGGGAAGAGTTAAAAAACTATTCTGGTTTGGATAATAACTTTAAACGTCGTGCAGCAAGAATGTCCAAGGCTCTAGTAGATACAACCCAACAATCTTATATTGACAGATCAATTGCAGTTCCACAAGGTATTGATGGTGCTCGCTCTAATCAGATAAATCCTGGTAACGTATTTAGAAATGGTTATGGACTATTTGACGTAATCACACCACCATGGAATGTTTATGAACTTGCCAACTACTATGACACATCCTTTGCAAACCATGCAGCCATTGATGCTAAGGTTGAAAATATTGTAGGTTTGGGATATGATTTTGATATATCAAAAAGAACAATGCTCAAATTAGAGAATTCCTCAAATGACGAATCAGTAAGTCGTGCAAGAAACAGAATTGAAAGAGCAAAAGTAGAGTTACGTGATTGGCTAGAAAGTTTAAACGCAGATGACTCTTTTACCACAACAATGGAAAAGATATATACAGATGTTCAAGCAATTGGTAATGGATACATGGAAATTGGTAGAACCACTCGTGGTGAAATTGGATACGTTGGTCATATTCCAGCAACCACAATGCGTTGTCGCAGACTAAGAGATGGATACGTACAGGTTATTGCAAACAAGGTAGTTTACTTTAGAAACTTTGGTGCTACAAATTCAAACCCAGTAACTGAAGATCGTAGACCAAACGAAATTATTCATTTTAAACAATACTCACCATTAAACACA